GCAGTAGTTGCTGCTGGGTATAAGGCTCTAGCGCATAACGGCTAAACCTTGAATAAGAAGAAGGGCCCTTGTGGCCCTTCTCTCTTTTGGAGATTATTATGATTACTCGTCAAGAACTTTCAGATCTTCTACACAATCACATGATGAAGATTTGCTTTATGAAAAAAGATGAGACTCAGCGTGAAATGCTTTGTACTCTACAAAAAGATCTTCTTCCTTTAATTGAGGAAATTGCAGAAGAAGTAACTAACAAACCTATCAATGAAACGTTGATTCCTGTTTGGGATGTGATTAATAATGGTTGGCGCTCTATCATTATAGATAGAATATACCATTATGAAATTGTGGAGTAAATTATGCCTATTGCTATTGATGAATTATCCAAGAATGCTCTTGGTGGAACCGAGAGAATGAAGTATGCTCTAGCAGAAAAGCTAGATCAGACTATCTTAGATAAATTTCAAATCATTTGTTCCAGGGTTAGAGACATTGATCCTAAACTCATCCCTATCTATTGGCTTCATGATCTTCCTGGTGATCCAGAATCAAACCACCTAGCCCAAGGTGGTTACACCAAGTTTGAACGTCTTGTATTTGTTTCTAATTGGCAGATGCAAAACTATCTAAATCACTATAGGATTCCCTGGTATAAATCTTGTGTTATTCAGAATGCAATTGAGCCTATTCCTTTTGTTGAAAAATCAAAAGAAAAAATTAAACTGATTTATCATACAACCCCACATCGTGGATTGAACATTGTTGTTCCTGTATTTGCTAAACTTGCAGAAAAGTATGATAACATTGAATTGGATGTATTCTCATCATTTAAAATTTATGGATGGGAAGAACGGGATGAACCCTTTAAACAATTATTTAACTTTTGTGAAAATCACTCCAAAATAAACTATCATGGGTTCCAACCAAATGAAGTGGTGCGAAAAGCTTTGCAAGAAGCTCACATCTTTGCTTATCCATCAATTTGGCTTGAGACTTCATGCATTGCTTTACTTGAAGCAATGAGCGCTGGGTGTTTATGTGTACATCCTAATTATGGTGCACTCTATGAAACAGCAGCAAACCTTACTTGGATGTATCAATATCAAGAAGATCCTAGGGATCATACTAATACATTCTATAATATGCTTGATGTAGCAATTCAAAAAGTTCAAAGTGATAGTGTTCAATTATCATTAGAGTCAACTAAGAATTATGTTGATACTCTTTACAATTGGGACCGGCGAGTTGCTGAATGGAATACTCTACTTACTTCAATCTTAATTAAGAAGAAACTTATCTAATGAGCGTTAATAAACTTGCTGATAAATTGATCGCTAAAAAGTTTTGGGGCGACGAACCAATTCATAAAAAAGTAATCACATCTAAAATTGATGATATGCTTTGCAAAATGTTAAATTGGTACAATATCATGTCTGATGATAAAGACAAAGATAAATGGCTAATTGAGTATATGAAAACTCATGGATATAGCAAGACTGATATTTCAAATATTATGAATCTTAATGCTTTAGGTTCAGTTTGCAAAAATTCAGCAAGTATTTTGGCGCGGATTGAATCCAATGGTGCTACTTTTGATGGTGAATTAAAAGGAATCGTTTCTTCTAAAATTAGACAAGCTTTGTCTTATAATCAAAAAGAAATAAAAGAAGATATTACTAGTGCAAAGGTAGTATCTATCCAAGATAGAATCAAAGCATTAGCAGAACCACACATTGTGCATATCGATGATGAGATTCATTCGTGGTATTATGAACGTAAGACTAAAATTGTTTTTTCTTTGTATACGTATCTTCAGCGCAATCAGCTTAATGCACAGATCTGTAATCATATCAAAGCATTGATTTCTAAGATTCATGATGAACACGCCGAAATGATGCAAGGTGAAGATGAACAATTGAATGAAGCATATGCTTACCTTCCTAATACTTCAAAGAAAGCTATTATGAAGCAATTAGATGCTTGTATGGAAGATATTGCTCGGTTTGTTGGTAATGCTAAAGCTTCTAAACCTAAGAAACCGCGCAAAAAGAAAGAAGTAACTGCATCTAAACTAATAAATAAACTAAACTATCAGAAAGAGTTTAATAAACTTAAGATCAAGTCTATTATGCCTGAATCTATTATTGGTAGTCAGCAGTTATGGTTATATAACACTAAGTATGATCAATTGATCATGTTAAACGCCATTAGTCCAACCGGATTAAGCGTTAAAGGTTCAACTATTGTAGACTTTGATCCAGATGCTTCTATTAAAAAGAAAGTTAGGAAACCAGAAGATGCAATTCAAAACGTGCTTAGTGGAGGAAAGCAAGTTCTAATTAAACTTATGTCAACCTTAACTACTAAACCTATTGAAGTTAATGGCCGAATTAATAATGATACTATCATCCTTAGAGCCATTAAATAGGAGCGTCTATGTCAGTAATAAAAACAAAAAAAGCATCTGACAATGTCGTAATATTCCCTAAGTCAAAGGCTAATGTTCCTCCCATGACAATGGAGGAACTTAATGAAAAACTAAAATGTTCTAAGTTAGAAGTAGCAGAACACTTAGCAGAAGAATTGACACAAGAAGTTGGAAGAATTATGTCTGATAATGGGTATATGATTACTCATGTTGCAGATCTTGCATTCCTTCTTATTACTGTGAAAGCAGTTCTTCTAAGACATGAAAAAATATATCATCCAGTTCAAGATTTTATTGATGAGAATATTATCTTAACAGGAGGCGATGAAGACGAAGAAGATGAAGAAACAATTGACATTGAAACTTAAATAATATACTATTAGCATACATATACATTTTGGAGTAAACAATGATTATCGTTGACTTGAATCAAGTCATGATTGCAAATATTATGGCGCTTTATGGCCGGCACATTGGCGAAACGCCAATTGAATTGGATCTATTCCGATCCGCTACACTTAATACTATCAGATCATTTAATAAGAAATTTTCTGGTCAGTTTGGAGAAATGGTCATTGCGGCCGATGGCCGACGTAGTTGGCGTAAAGACGTATTTCCATTCTATAAAGCAAATCGTAAAAAGAGTCGTGACAAATCTGATGTAGATTGGACTCTTATCTTTAATAATCTTAATACTGTCCGTGAAGAACTTAAAGAGTTCTTTCCTTATCGAGTTATTCACTTAGATAACGCTGAAGCTGATGACGTAATTGGTGTTCTTGTTACAGAGCTATCTAATAGAGTTGAATATGGAAAAGAAAATATCTTAATTCTATCTGGTGATAAAGATTTTATTCAGCTTCAAGCATATAATTCTTCTGTTGCAGTCAAGCAATACGATCCCATAAATAAGAAATATATTGATTGTTCTGATGCTAAACAGTTTATGAAAGAACATATCCTCAAAGGCGATGTAGGTGATGGTATCCCTAATTTCCTTTCTGCAGATAATAGTTTCGTAGACAATATTAGACAGAAACCAATCATGAAGAAGAATCTTAATGAATGGCTTTTACTTCCAGTAGAACAATTTTGTAACGAAGAGATGCTCAGAAACTTTAAACGAAATGAAACGTTAATCGATTTGAGTAAAACCCCACAAACTATTCGTGAGAAAATTATTGCTGAATATGAACATCAAGCCGGAAAAGATAGATCCAAATTGTTTAATTACTTCATCAAGAATAAACTGAAAGTGTTGATGGAATCTATTAATGACTTTTAAAGGTTAAATCATGCATAAATCACTATACCAAATTCTAAAAGAAATCTCTGAGCTTAAGACCAATAAAGAAAAAATTGAAGCTCTAAGAACCAATCGATACGCAGAAGCTTTTAAGTGTATATTTCATTATACATATCATTCTCAGATTAAATGGCTTTTACCAGAAGGTGATGCACCGTATAAGCCATGTGAATTTTTAGATGCTGAAGGACGATTGCTTACTGAACTTAGAAAGCTATATCTTTTTATAGAGGGCGGTAATCCAAATTTAGTTCAAGCTAGACGAGAATTTCTTTTCATTCAAACATTAGAAAGCGTTCATCCTAAAGATGCTGAACTTCTAATGGCCATGAAAGATAGAAAGATGCCATTTAAAAACTTTAATAAGAAGCTTGTAATGCAAGCATTTCCAGAACTAGTTTTAGGTCCACAGGAGGAAGTAGAAGTATAATATGAGCAAATCATATAAAGAACAACGTCGAAACCGAGATTATGATCCTCTCGAACGTTCAGCTAAACAAAAGCGTTTGCCAAAAATTAAACAAAGAAAAGAAAAACTTTTTCATAACGCTTTGAGATCCACTAATTTACCAGAACTTATTAAGTATTCTGAGGACGAATAATGCCAACCTATACATTTCGTAATAGTGAGACTGAAGAAATGTTTGAACAGTTCTTTAGTTCGTATGCAAAAAAGGATGAGTTTCTTGTGCAAAACCCGCAACTACAACAAGTACTCCAGCCGGTTGCATTTGGCGATTCAATACGGATGGGGTTGAGGAAACCCGACGATGCTTTTAGAGATAAACTCAAAGACATTAAACGAGCTCACCGACGCAGCACAATTAATACATTTTAGTAAATCAGAAAAGAAAAGAAAGAGAAGTCAACAAATAAAAGATCAGTTTACTACATCCTCAGTAGTACAAAAACAGAATCTATCGCTTAGAACTATAAAACCAATTACAGAAAATCAATCTATTGCTTTTTCAAATTGGAAAGAAGGTCAAAACTTATTGTTACATGGGTTAGCAGGAACTGGTAAATCATACATTTCTTTATATCTTGCTCTAAGAGAATTATTCACTCAAGCTTCTTACTACAAGCACGTCTTAATCGTCAGAAGCGTAGTCCCAACACGAGACATGGGGTTCTTACCTGGGTCTATAAAAGACAAATCCAAAGTATATGAAGCACCGTATCAAGGCATTTGCTCTGATTTGTTTGGCCGTGGTGATGCATATGAAATCTTAAAAACTAAACACATAATAGACTTTACAACGACATCATTTATTCGTGGAAATACTTTTCATGATACAATCGTTATTGTGGATGAAGTAAACAACTTAACATTTCACGAACTAGATTCAGTCATTACACGTTTAGGAAATAATTGTAGAATAATGCTATGTGGAGATTATCGTCAATCAGACTTGATTTATCAAAATGATAGAAATGGTTTAATAGCCTTTATAGATGTGCTTCATAAAATGAATGGATTTACACATATTGAATTTGGTATCGAAGACATTGTAAGGTCTGGATTAGTTAAATCGTACATAATTGCAAAACATGAACTTGGAATAACCTAAGGAAATTGACTTGTTTAATGATATTGATATTGAAAGAAAAACGTTTCTTCGTGAAGACATTGAATTTACTGAATTAGAATCTTTTAACGAAGACAATAAAAGATTCTATAAGACGCCAACCGGTGAAAACTACCCATCAGTAACAACTGTATTGGGTAGTAGTCTTGATAAACGTAAATTGTTTGAATGGAGAAAGCGTGTAGGTGAAGCAGAAGCTCAAAAGATTTCTACACGCGCTGCAAATAGAGGAACTTTACTTCATTCAATGTGTGAAAAATATATGCTAAATGATGAATCATTTGCTCAAAAGCAAATGCCATTAACAGTTGAACTTTTTAAGTCTATTCAAAAATATATTGATGCAGTTGAAGTAGTATATGGAAATGAGATACCATTATATTCTCATGATCTAAAGACTGCAGGAAGATCTGATGTTTTTTGTCGGATTGGCGGAAAGAATGCAATTCTTGACTTTAAGACATCAAGTCGATTAAAGACTGAAGAAGATATCGAGAGTTACTTCTTACAGTGCACCACGTACTCTTTGATGATTCGAGAGTTAAAGGAAATAGAAGTTCCAAGGATTGTTATTCTCATTGCAGTAGAAGGCGAGAAACCGCAATATTTTATTAAGTCTACATCTGATTATGAAGAAAAAGTAAGAAGCATATTCTATAACTATCATAGGTAGCAACTATGAATATACGTATCTATAAGTGCCCAGATCAAGAATTAAAGAAGCAAATTAAAGATTTATGTATTCTAACTTTAGAAACATTAGTTACAAGCAAAAGAGTGCTTGACAATACATCAATTTCAATAAAACTTGATGATGAATTCTTATCAGATAAGAATGCTTGGGGAATGTGCTGGTGGAATGATAAGAATGTTAATCCAAGAAAATTTTCAATAATTTTAAGTGAAAATCTTTGTCCAAGAGCATTCAAAAAAACACTCATACATGAATTAATACATATAAAACAATACTTATTAAATGAAATGAAAGATTTTTCATCTGGTCAAGTGAAATGGAAATCAGAAATCTTTGAAGAATCAGAAGATATTAAAGTAATTTTGAAATTTCCTTGGGAAAAAGAAGCATACAAATTAAGTGAAAAATTGTACATTAAGCTATGTACCTAATTTAAGAGATAATATATAATAC